AACGTATCTGTAAGAGCAACATCATATTTCAAAACATCTGGTGTAAATGTTCCTGTCTGCGTATCAGTAAGTGATATATCAACCGTTCCAGCAACTCTATCTGTGTACGCTACAGTAAAGTCAGCATACTTATTGGATCGCGGTTCATCCCAAACTTGAGCAGCAACAGTATATCCAATCAATGAAATTGCAGCATTATTATTATCCTTGAACACAAGTTGAATTTTATGATCTGACCTTCTCTGGACAGTCATATTGTATGTTCCAGGTTTTATTGCCATTAGCTATATGGAGATGTGCCTAGTATATCAGTTTTCCATTGTGCTTTAAGAGCATCAGCGTCACTAGCAGCAGCTATACCAGAATCAGCAGGAGCATCTCTTAATGCTTGTTTTTTAGCAATAATATCTGTAGTTGAAGCACCTGTTTCTAGTGCCTTTTGAAATTCAATATCAAGCTCTTCAAGTTTTGGTTTTCTTGCTGTTCTGATATTTGCTTTGTGAATTTCTCTGGCTTTCGCCATGTCAATACCAAATCCCATGCTTTACTCCGTATAAGTCCAGGCTTCTCTAAAGCTCCTATCAGTAGGAACTACAGATTTATCTACAGTATAAACTGTCTTTCCACTAGGGCAATCTTTGTCTCTTATCTGCTCTAAAGTCAAACCACAATTATCTGCTGGAGTAACAATATTAATGCCTCCCTCACCATTGTCGTAGATAAATCTTTTGTCAGAATTAGCCATAAGTTTTTTCTTTTAGTATATCTTAATTGACATCAATCGCCAAAAACAGCAACACAAACAAGTTGGTCATCTCTTCCGAAACTTGATGTATCTGGAAAATACATTGTAAATATAGTAAAAGTTGTAGTTGTTAAATTATTAAAAAGGCCAACATTCCTTAAAGCGTCTGTAGGACTATGCCCAGAACTAGCAACAACGACATAATTCGTACTAGGCAGGGCATTAGTCATTGTAATAGTGGTTCTACCAACAGCATGGTCAGTTAAGGAACTTACATTAAAAGAATCTCTTATTGACTGTGATCCTTGACCATTAAAGTTAACCCATGCCTTTGCTCTACCCTGTGCGATTTGTGCTGAGGTTGAAGCATTACCGCCACTTGTATCTTGAATTGTAGTTACTTTGAGTGTTGACATAATTAATCGCTACAAAAAACTGCGAAACCAAAAATTTCTCGGTCTGTAAGACCGCCAGAACCATTACGAGATTGAAAGTCTAAATGAGTTGTTGCCAAGTCAGCTTGTTCATATACACCAGCAGTTACACTATTTCCTCTAGGCATCATTGCTGCACAATAATCATCATTTGGCATTGCGTTAGTATAAGTAAGTCTGTATTGACCAGTTCCTTGATCGGTAATTGAACTCATATTGAAACTACCAACTATAGAAACAGTACCACTTCCGTTAAAGTTTACCCATGCTTTACAAAGCTGTCCTTTCTCTGTTCCAGAACTGTTCTGAAATACTGGACTTGCCGAAGATGCACTTTTAATTGTAGCAACTGATAATGTACTCATGGTTTAGGATTTGCGTCTTTAACTGCTTTGATGTGGGTCGCCCATGTTCCAGTTGCATCTAGTTTACCTGCAACAATATCTTTATACAACATATCAAGTTGATCTCCTATTGAAGCATAAACAGTAGAGCCATTTCTAGTTCTGTCAGTTTGATATTTAACAGCAGCAGCTTCAGCATCTAAAACAACTCTTGCAGCATCTATTTTGCTTTGGTCTAGAGTTACAGAATTTCCATCTTTATCAAAAGCACCAGTGCCTTCGTCAATAGTTGTAACTACACCTTCGTAGGCTTTATAAATTGCTGCGAAATCTAAATCGGCCATTATGCTGTAATCTCCATAGCTATTAAAGAACACATAGATCTGCCGTTATACACAGAACCATCATTACCGTTATTATTGGTTCCGTTAAGGAAAAATGGGTGTGAACTACTTTGACAATGAACTTGAATTTTATAAGTTATTTGACTTGTTGTTGCTGGATCATCTACACCGCTAAAATGAAATCCACCAGCAATGTGATCGTTGTTATGTGCTAATCCTGCTCCTTTCCAACAAATTCTTATTCTATTGCCGACTGATAATCCATTTAATTTATTATCATCAGAGCCATTTCTTAAGACTCTGATTACCTGACCATGATCTAAATTATTCTGTTGAGTACAAGCTGCTCCAAAAGAACCCATAACTAAAATTTTGCTTGTAGTACTTACTGGAGTGATGTTTAAGCTCATACCTGGAATGTCAGTATGACTTGTGTTAGATGTTGTAAAACGATCACCTTTATACGCACTAATTACTTGTATTACTCCACCACCATGGCCAGAAGCTACGCCTGCTGTTGGAACTATACTGTTGACTTTTAATTGGCTCATAATTTAAACAACTGTCCAAGTTTCACCAGCACCAACTGTAACTGTTACTCCTGATTGTATAGTAATTGGGCCAAAGCTGCCAGCATTTTTACCATTTGAAATTGTGTAGTTACTTGTAATTGTTTGATTGTTTTCCCAAAATACACCGTTTACTGCTCCGCCAGCTACACCCCAACTTAATGTTCCCGATCCATCAGAAACTAAAGCGTATCCTGGAACTGCTGCATCTGTAGCAGGTAAAGTAAGAGTAACATTACTTGAAACTGTTGCTGGTGATTTTAAAGCTATAAAGTGTGAGCTATTAGCATCACGAAATCGTAATTGATTTTGTAAATTAAGCGAAATTCCGTTTGCATCAAAAAACATCTGCTCAGTGCCAGCAGTACTTACTCCTATTTTGTTAGCAGATTTTCTAAAAAATCCTGTGTCTGCATCTGTGTCAAAACTTAATGCTGGAGTGGAAGCACTATTGGAGTCATCAATCTTCAAAACCCCCGTCATTGTGCCACCTGCTCTTGGCAGCAGACCTAAATTATCACTATTTATACTTCCTATTTCTGTAAAAGCATTATTACTACTGTTTCTAATTTTTAATATGTTTGATGAGGTATTTAAAAAAGGCATACCAGCAACACATTGACTTGCAGCTAAATCAGTAGATTTAGAATTACTTGATTGAATCGCAGCAAAAACATTGTTAAGGTCACTCCTTACGTTTGCTCCTGATGCGTTTTCAATGTTGTAGTTTGCTACGTCAGCCACGATTAAATACTATTTTTCTCCATGTTACCCTCCTTTGCCGAAACCAACAGCACTGTAGGTAAAGTTCCTATCAATACTAACATTACTTGAGTTCTTAAAATGAACTGTAAAGCCAGTTCCAGATATACTACTTAATTCAAAATAATCTCCTGTTGCCATATTTTGTGGAGAAATATTAACAGAAGGTAAGAAGTTATTTAAATTACCTAATCCAGACGTTCCAACAAAAAATGGGTGCGTAAATGTAACCGCTTTTGCTCCTGCTCCTGACGCAATTACAGATGATTGTTCTGTTCTTGATGGCATACTTGCTATATATCCTGCTTGTTGCAAATTCATATTCTGAGCTACGTCTGTTGTAGCTAATGTCACTCTAAATTGAAATCCTCTTCCCTTAAATGTTCCATTAGCAAAATCATTGAAATCTGAATATGAACTCATGTCAGTAGATGTCCTTACTGATATTCGTGCGTTAGCTTCGTTAGCAGTTGCACCATCAAAATCTGTCCATGTATCTATTAACTCGGTTCTATTGTCAAAAAGATCACTTGTATAAAAACCTTCACCCCTAAAATGTCTTTTTAAGACAACTGAGAATACACCACCAAGATCCAAAGTAGTTGGAAAATCATACGTTCCAGTTTGATTAGATACTGGATTGCTTAAAACTAAACCACCTTTAGTTCCGTCATATTGTGTGTTAGTAAACAAACTGCTTGTCGTGTTATTAAACGGTGGTGTATCAGTATCTTCTCTATCTTCTTTAACAATTACAGAGTCAAAAATATCAACAAGAGAAAGATTTACTTTAGTTGCTGCTGGACTAAATCTACCTCCATCATCTTGAAATTTAAGAAGATAAGTACCAGCTAAAGCAGGTGCTATAACTTCTGTTACGTTTCCTGCTGCTGCTTCAATAACATCTTGTGCAGCTTGGAAAGTAGCATTATTTCCAGTTTGATCTGTATGTCTTACATAAACTCGACCACCATGTAAAACATCTATAGCAACAGCTTGTCTAAATCTAAGCCTTACAAACTGTTCATTTATTGGTTCGATAGTTAAGTCTTGAACATTTTCTGGTAAGCCTTTTTTACCTTCAGCCACAAAAGTAGCTTCAGTAAAGTTTGTTGATATTTCTCCGCTTGCATTATATGAAAATACTTGAATTGTGTATCTCCCTTTTACAGTGTCTAGAAGTTCAAAATCACTACTAAATACAATTTGAGAATTATAGTTACCATTTTCTAGTTTGTAATTAACTAAATATTGAGTAACACCTACTTGTGGTTGCCAATCAACAATTAATTTACTTCTAGCAATATTGTTTATAGCAATTGTTTTTTCTGTAATCGTTAAGGCACTTGGAGGACTAGCTGGCTGATTTAGTATAGATATAGTTCTTGTAGGTAAGGGAGTTCCATCTTCAATAAACGCATATTTACCTTCAACATAAGATAAAGCGGTAATTACATAATTAATATCATCTTGCTCTTCAACTTGAATAACTCTGAATAACTGAGTTTGTAGTGTAGTGCTTGATATAAGATATGGAGAATTTGCTAAAGGTGCTGATGAAAATGCAGAAGCAGTGGTTCCGTCTGGTTTTGTAACACTATTAACAGTAATAACTCCATTAGCCATATTAGAAATAACACCTACTTCAACTGTTCCATTACCCAAAACAACGCTGATAGTTGGATTATCATTAGCATCAGGTAATCCTGTTTGTTCTAAAGCATCAATAGTTACTTCAGTTTCAGTTGCAGATACAACACGGCCACCTCTTCTAGCTCCTGCTCTTACTGGATCATTAATTGCAATAACAGCACCAGGTCTAACAACAACTCCTGCATCTATTGAAGTAGAAAATGTAACTGTTTCGCTTTCATTTTGTTCAGCAAAAAGCACTGCACGACCCAATCTTGCAGCTTGATTACGAGAGGTACACGCAAATGCTTTTATCTGTTTTACTATCGTTCCAAGTTTTGATATTGCTGTTGCATCTTCTACTACTTCAAAATCTATTTCTCTTGAATCCATATTGAAGTAACTTACAGAAATAACACTATGTCTAGTTTTTAAGCTGCTTCCTGAGTAAGAAAACCCACCTTCGCCTACGTTGGCTAAATTAAATAAATAACTTGCTGATAAAGGTTTATCTTGAGATATAGTTACAGATCCAGCAGACCATATTGGCATACATCTCATAACACCAGCTAACTCATTTATTGCTGCAAATGCTTCTTTAGGACTTTGAATATTTACATTACAACTAAATCTAGCTTCTTTTGTTCCTGACCCTGTTCCATCATCTACTAATTCATTTGCATACCTACTAGCAGCTACAAAACTAAATAAATCTAAATTACTTTCTGTTACATGATCTCCCAAACCATATCTTTTATTTGTGAGTAAATCGAGTAAACACATTGCAGGACAGTTTGTGTAAACAGCAGCACCCATAGTTCCATTAAATATATAATCGTCTGCATATACTATTCTGCCTGTAGCATTGTCTATGGTTGGAGCATCACCACTAAATGCACCTGTTCCTGGTATTTTTACTTTTATTCCTCGAATACGAAATTTTCTTGTGGGAATATTATTAAACTGTTTACTGTCTAATCGAAGAGCTACATAAGCACTATTACTGTAAGTTGAGTTATTGTAAATAACCTCTTGAATACTTGTAAATCTAAAGTCATTTTGTCTGTTGTCAGGATTTGAATTAGTTTGTGTTACTCGAATGACTCTTACATCAACTGTAGTAAAACCTGGTGTTAGTTCTATTCTGTGATCTCTGGAGTAAGCGTCAGCAGTTCTACCCGTAACTGAAGTATTTACTTTATCTACATAACTACCAGAATCATGTCTGACTTGTATTTTATACTCTACTGTATCTCCTCTTACATCTCCATCTTCTTCAAATACTTGAATAGCGGGCCAAGTTAAAGTAACAATAACTGCATCTACATCTGCATTTGATATTTGTTTATTAACAGAACCATTTATACCGCCAGCTTCATTACCACTTATATTTTCAACATTAGTATTAGGAGCAACACTAATAGGTGATCTACTTTCAGCAGGGATACCACTCATTGCTGTTTGGTTTGACGTTCCAAATTTAGATTTAAAAGTTACATTTCTAAAGTTAAAATCTATATCCGAAGGACTAGCACTATCCGCATTAGAGTTCAGTATTGGAGTGTCATTAAGAAATACATCTTTCAAACTAGCAGTATCATAAGCAGCAGTTCCTTTCGTTCTTCCTTCTTTTGATGCACTAGCAAACCCTTCTATTTCTCCTTCAGAAATTAAATCTTGAACAGTAGCAAAACTTCTACTATGTAAAGTATCAGGAGCACGATATGGTTTTGGTGGGGGAGGAGGAGTAGCTGGTGACGAAAATACACCTCCAGCACCTTTAATGAGTTTAGTTTCGTCTGTCATGCGTCCACCTGATTAGTGTCAATCGCTGCACTTATTACAACACTTCCTGTAATTATTTCACCATAAACTATTGGAACGGGAGTACCTGCTCTTGATGTATTTTGTATGCCACTAAAATTAAAAGATAATTGTGGATCTTCTTCCGAACTAAACTTTTGTGGTTCGGGTAAAGGAAATAGCATATCACTTACACCTGATAGCAATAAAGAAGCTCCTATTGCACTGGCAGCAGTTCCTATACTTGCATAAAGACCTGCTTTTGCTATTGGACCGCCAAATACACCAAATGCAGTATTACCAAACAATCCACCACCAGGCATCATCAAACTAAAACCTATTAGAGCAGCACCAGCCAAAACTTTTCCTAAACCTCTACCAGCACCACTTATTGCTGGAATAAAATGTATATCTTCTTGTCCTATTGGATATGCTAATTCATTTTTATCAATCTCATAATTACCAACTTTTACTTGATAATATTTTGGACTCATATAAGATTCTATCTCTGGAAAATTATGTATTAAAAAACTTACTGCCTGACTAATACTATGAACCTTGACCTCAAACTCTTTGTGTCCGATAAACTCTGCTAATTGTCCATATAATTTTATTTTACGCAACATACCGATACCTCTTTCCTGTACATTTTAACAACCATTCAGAGTAAGGCTCTCTACAAGATAGTCTATCGGTTAAATGATGAATAACATCTCCTTTAAAAAATAATGCTACATGATTTAAAGTTGGGTGCATGATGCTCATAAGCAATACATCTCCATCTCGTAAGTTTTCATCAGGTCTAAGTTCTCTAAAATTAGTTCGCCAAGCACAATCTTCAAACAAAGGTTTGTTATTAAATTCTTCTAATGTTGTAGGTCTATCCCAATCTCTAAGTTCAATATTCTTTTCTTCTTTATACCAATCTCTAATTAAACTCCAGCAATCTGTAATACCCCAAACCCATTGACGACCCAATAATGGTGGTTTGTATCCGCAAGGCTCTAAATATGCCCATTGTTCTGTTTTTGGATTGACAATATACCAGGGTAAATTGCTATCTTCACAACCAATTTTATCTGCTTGACTAGGATTAGGTGGGGTGATGGGGTGACTATGAACTACTCCAACTATTTCACCAGTATTATCTGCTTTTATATAATCTTCTGGGTCGATAATAAAACACTGATGCTCTGTCATAGAGAGATTACGACAAGGATAATATCTTTCTTTGCCTTTTATATTCAGCAATAGACCACAAGATTCTTTCGGATCTTCTCGTTGTGCATGAAGCAGTGCTTTATATTTCCAACTCATGTTACAAACGTGCCAATAGAAGGAAATATAGCTCTAGTGCATTGACGCTTGGGTATTCTTACACCTGCTAAATCTGTAGGAGCAGCAAGCTCAAACTCAACAATCTCTCTGGTTTCAGTTGCTTTACGATCTATTGCATATATTTCTCTTGGAAATTCGGCTGTTTTATCTTCAGTAGGATTTGTATTATTAATAAAATTTTCTTTATCTAAAAATTTAGCTAATGTTCTAATTCTTGTAACTGTAGCTCCTGTTAGATCGTTTCCAGTAGTTGCTTCGTTAACAGATAAAAGTATTGATGAAATTAATCCTGTGGCATTACTAATTATTATTTTTGGTCTAGGTAACTGTCCTCTTTGAAACGCAAAGCCTGATGCCTGTATAGGAAATCTAAGATAAGAATTATCTTGCCATCTTATCTCACCATTTGCATTTAAATTACTACCAGCGTGAAAGCGATATGTGTCAATAACTTGAGCCGTCCATACAACTTGATTATCACTAAAAGTATTTCCAACAACAGCATTTTGAAATCCACCAGGTTCATTAGATCCACTTTGTCCAGCAGTAGTACACTTAAAAACAACTGTTGTAGTTGTCGAAGCCCTAACAACATCACCTACTAGATAAGCTCTGTTTGCTTCCCAAAGACTATAATGCAATGCGTGATTAAAAGTTAAAGTAAATAACTCTATAATTGCTGATGGATTGATAGATTGTAAATCACTAAATACTGCTGAATTTACTGACATTATGTTACTGGTTCAAATACTTGTCTAAAAGTTGCTTGAATAGTAGCTCTATTCTTATATGGTATTGATTTAGTCCACGACTCGCAAACAAACTTAAATTTAGTAGAGTCCTCGCCAGGTAAATAATCAACAGGAACATCAAAACTATCATTATCATTTGCTCTAGCATCTAAAAATGTTTCGATTTGATCTGCCTCTATTTCTGATACGTTGTAAGTAAAGTTAAAAACTTTCGGATTTTGATGCTGTGCTAAACCAAATAATATACGATGTTCATAACCATCAGCAAAGCGAATAGTGCGAGTTAATGGTTCAGAGATCTTTTGCTGTCCATAGGTAGGTTTTATGGAAGGAAAGGTAGCCATTATGCAAGTAATCCTCCTGGTCTTTGTTGCTGTAATATTTCAGATTGTACCGCAACTGCTATAAGACGACCAAGTTCTCTACCTTGTCCTTCATCACCTTGCACGTTAGAACCAGAAGCATCTACATTTACTACTATATTTGTTGAACCTCCAGCAAGATCTTCATTAGAGACTATACGACCACCTGAGTTCGGAACAAACATTTCTGGCCCACGTTCTCCAACAATATAATTTTTACCACTACTAACAGGACCACCATTAGCTCTGAAGAATCTGGAACCTGGAAATAAGCCAGTAAGTAAAGAATTAACACCAAACTGAATTAAGGATCTTTGTATCTGGCTGAATACACTACGAGCAACATCCCCAAGTGTTTTAGTGCCATCTATAGCACCTTGAA